CCTTTAAAACGATTGTTAGCGTCTGAGTATTTACTCGACTGCTTGTATTTCTGTCTCCTACCATTGACTGCTCTAGTGTATTGCCGTCTCCCTCTAAAGGATAAGCATACGCCGCAGTTAATGCTGCATTCATTGCAGTAGCCTCTCCATTTGAAATGGTAAAAGCATCTGGTAGGCTGTTAAAGAGATATAGCGTAGACTGACCGCCTAGCCCGTCCTTACACACTTTAGCTCTCCCCGATGTTAGTAAACATGCCATAAGTTATTGTATATTAGATAGTTACGTTATGTAACCGATTATTAATGCTTTTAAAAAAGGGAGGCGGTTAAACCTCCCCTAGTATTTAGGCTGTAGTTGTAAGTAACCAAACGATTTCTGCTCCGTAAGAATATCCTACAGCGCCACCGAATACAGACTTATATAAAACGTTTCCGCTTAAATCTACCTCGTCAAGGTCTTTTACTCTAATTGAGGTAGCGTCTGAGGCTAATCCCGTTCCCATTGTAATATTTGACTTTTCAAATAATACGATAGTGTTATCTGCTAAAGCGTTTACCACTTGCACGTTATAACGTCCGTATACTAACCCAGTGTTAGCGTCGCCTCCTAGTCCGTTAGCCGCTCCGTTTTGGATTAGTAACTTAGTGTAAGCGTCTGCAACGTCTGGAGATACGATAAAGTTTACCTCCTTACGTCTTAGTGCGTAAGGTAGTGCCGCTGTTGCTGCGTCAAATGCTGCCAATACGTTAGCCGTAGAGATAGCCGCTCCGATTGCTGTAATTCCGTTGTTTGCTTTTATTACGTCTCCGTCTGCTGCAAACTGAGTAACTAGTCCGCTCATTGTTCCTGCAGTTCCTGCTCCGTTCCAGATTTGGTCTTCAAACCATTCAGCTAATTTTCCTGCTGTATCTGCTACGATTGCGTCTGCAATCTCTTGAGGTGTCTGGTCGTTAAAAGCAGATGCTCCCATAGACTCGCCGCTCCACGTTGGACGGAAATCCTCTTTACAGATTGTAAACTCGTTTTTAAATTTTGACAGAGTTAAAACTTTCTCTGAGTACGCTACTGCGTCCGTTGCTGCGGTTGTTCCGCAAGCGTAGTCTACTACTCCAAGAGTAACGTCTAAGTTTCTCAAGTTTAATTTGTATCCTACGTCTGGTACAACGTTAATAAGTCCAAGACGGAGAGTATCCTCCTCTTTGATTGCTTGCAGCATTATGTCGACTGCTGCAGTTCCTGCGTAATTTGATGTGATTGCCATTGATATTCTATTTTAAATTAATTAATTTACTTGTTTTGGTTTGCTAATTTAATAGCCTCAAGGATACGCCCTTGCTTTGTTAAAGTTACTTGTTTTGGTTGTGAGCTTATAGGCTCTACAGACGGCTGCGCCGAAAGTGTTACAACTTGCTCCTTTAACTCTACATTTTCAGAGTTTAAAGTTTCTAGTTTAGCATCTAAAGCACTCATTTTAATCTCCATGCTTTCAGCGTAAGCCTTAAACATATCGTCTAAAATCTCTTTGATTACTCTCATTGACTCCTCGTCTGCGTTTACTTCCTCGACCATTTTCTCCTCGTCCTCCTCTTTAAGCTCTGCCTCTACCTCTGGCTCTACTTCCTCGACTACTTCCTCGTCTACTACTTCCTCGCCCTCAGTCATTGACTCTACTAGTCCGTCCTTTACTACGATTTCGCCTGCGTCGTCTATTTTATAAGTTCCGTCCGCTAGTTGTACTTTCTCCTCGTCGTCTGCTATTAAAAAAACAGCCGTTCCAACTTCTAAAGTTTCGCCGTCGAATTGTATATCTAGCTCTCCAGATTTTACGCTCCCTAGAGTTACCTCTACGTCTTGCTCTGCTCCAGATACTATCTGTTTTAGCAAGGCAAGAATATTCTTGTTACTTTTACTCATTTGTATATTAGATTTAAAATTTACTTCCTCTAGCTCTACCATTCCGTCGATAGAGAAACCCTTTAATTCGCCAGTCTTAATGTAGTTGTTCCAAATGTCGTCGTTATCTACTTTCATGCTAACAAGCCAACTCCCGACGGGATAACTAAGCCCGTAGGCTGCGGATTTATCTTTCTCTGGGTCTGCCACTAGCCACGACTCTACAAACGTAACGCCCTCGATAGGCTCGTCATGCTCTAGCTTAGAATTTAATTGGAATCCAGACTGAAAAAAATTTTGAGAAAAATCTTTTATAGTTTCTGCACTAAAAAACATCTCAAACTCGTCGCCGTTCTCGTCTACTCTGTAGATTAACTGGTCGGGCTGTAATACTAAGCCCATTAAAATACGCTGCTCCTCGTCTACTTTAGCAAACTTTACAATCTTGTCTTGTTTAGCCATTGCGATAAACGTTTCCTGCGTGGCAGGTGCGTTTACTAGTGAGATTGCAAAGACTCCCTTGCTCTTTTTATTGTATTTACCCTCGAATCTTCTCATACGTTTACAATATTATAACGATAAAATCTTGTTATTGTTTCACTATTTGTTAAAATCCACTTGAGTCAACTGCATTGCGGTCGGCGCTTTGAGCTGTGGTAACGTCGCCGCTAACTACTATCGCCTTAACTGCGGTATCTTGATTTGTTATGCTGTCTTGTATTGCGTTGCTTTCCGTTCCCTCTACTAAATTAAACGCTGGAGCCTCTGCTCCGCCTGCTGCTCCGTCTTGTCCTCCGCCACTTGTATCTCCGCCCTCGTTTAAAGCCGCTAGTCCTTTCGCTGCTGCTGCTATAGACGACGCAATTCCTATACCTAAAGATATTTTATTTCTAGTTATTGCTGCCGCTCCTGCTGCTGCTGTTGCAGGATTACTTAATAGCGGAGCGGCTACTGCATTGGCTGCTTGAGTGTTTATAATTTGTTTTGCAATACCTACAGCATTTTCCGCTATAATGCTTGCAGCTTGTAATCCTTTATTTTCCTCTGCTAATCCTGCTAATATATTAAAACCTTTAGCAACTGCGTCGAGACTTGCCTCTTGAATTGACCTTTTTGCCTCTGCGGCTGCCTTATCGTTTTCTGTTATTTGCTTGTTTGTTGCTGTATTATTAGCTATAAGTTGGTTATCTATAACTTGCTTTTGGTTTAAGTAATCCTGCTCCGCATCTACTCTCTGCTGCGTACCCTCTGCAAAGAGTAATCTTTTAGCCTCTAAGTCCTCAAGGATTGCCTCGTTTTCTTTCTCAAGATTAGACTTTTGCTTTTGTAATTTAGCTAAAGGGTCAAGCTCTTGCTCTGCCTCAAAATCTCTTAACTGCTTTTGCCTTTCTTTCTCTGCGTTTGTTACTGATGTTATTAAACCTTTCTCCTCTAGTAGTAAAGTGTTTGTATTGGATTTCTGCTCCGAGCGTTTCCCCTCTATATCTGCTAAAACTTGAGCGGTTGCAGCCTCCGCAGCAATTAAAGCCGCGCGGTTATCTATACTATCATTTTTAGCAACCTCCGCCCTAGCGCCTGCCTCTACTGCCGCCGCTTGTTTTAAAAGAGCCTCTTCTTGTTTCTCTAGTATTTCGCCTAGTTTTACGTTAGCCTCTTGACGTTCTTTTATACTTTTGTTTGCATCGTCTCGGATTTGTCTTTGTTGCTCCGCTTGTCTGTCAAACAAAGCTATATTTTTTGCAGCCTCTGCTTGCGCAATTATAGCGGCGTCTGTTGCTGCTTTATGAGCTTTTGCGGTTTCGCTTGCAGCTTTTATACTTACCTTTGATAAGTTTTCGCCTGCTACACTTGCTATATTACTAACCTCGCCAACCGCCTCGCTGAAATTGTTTACAATATCTTTACCTGCATCTAGCATCTCGTCTCCAGTATCTCTAATTGATTTTTGAGTTTCTAATATGTCAAGCTGTAATTTAGCTAATTTATCCTCGTCTCCTCCTCCAAAAAATGAATCCTCCCACGCAAATTGTGCTTGCTGCAAAGCTAATTGTATACCAAAAAAAGCAATTTTAAAAGGATTAATAAATAGCGTTAAAATACCTCCCATTACTTTACCTAAAGCGTCGAAATTGTCGCTTGACTGAGCTACAGCCTCGTATGTAGATATTAAGGCGTCGGCGACTTGAGAGAATACCTCTTGTATAGTACCTAGCACAATATTAATGCCGTCCATAACTTTTTTATTTCTAGTAAACGCCTCTGTCAATCCTGCAATTAATGCAACTACCAAACCAATTCCTGCCGCTTTTAAAGCAAGACCTACCTTTGAGATAGCCTTTGCCATAATATTAAAACCAGTTTTAGTGCCGCCTGCGGTTACTCCAATAGCCTCGACCTCGTTATCTGTTTTTTCTGCTTGCTCGCCTACGTCTTTAAGACCTTTCTCAATGTCTTTTGTTGCTTTGACTGCCTCTGTATCGTCTACCTTTAGCTTAATTTTTACCTCTTTCATTATTTAGCTTTTATAATACGTTTAACTTTTGTTTTTAATCCACTCCAAGACGTTACGATTTGCCTCTTGCCTTTAGCTATCTCTACGCAGTCCCCTGCGCCGTAAAAATCGCCTTTCCTTAATATATCGATTACCTCTGTTATATCGTTACTCATTTTGTAGTATTATTATATCTGTTGTTACTCCGTTACCTACGTATCTTAATGTCATAGTTCTTGAAACTATGCCTACGCCCATAGTCGAAATATTTATCCCTGCTAAATTGTTATCCGTTCCTATTACTGACGTACTAACCCAAGTTGTGCCGTCTCCAGTATCTATTTTTGTAATAACGTAATCCGTAGCAATACCCTCGACATTAAATACTAAATTTTCAAATAGTTGTCCTATAGTTATAATAGACGGAATGTATACTCTATTTTTTAAAGTAGTATCAAACCCGTTTATTAGCTCTAACTTTGTCAAGCCGTTTAAGAGGTTATAAGAGTATTTATTTATCCTGTAGTCTATTTCATTGATTGCAATTACATCGTTTAAATCTAGCCTTGTAACTATCTGTATAGGTAGGTTAGCAACGTAATTAAAAGTCCGTCT